GGCCAAGTTCATGCGCACCCTGACGAGCCTCCTCGAAACCCTTGGCCGTCATGTTCAGCATGGGCAGTAGCCTCGCTCCAGCCGTTCGGCCGAACAACTCAGAGGCAATCCGTGCCTGATCTGTTGGAGACTTGATCCGCTCAAACGCCGCTATCAGTTTCGGCATCGCGCTTTCGGCCGTTAGTCCCGTGATATCTAACTGGAGCTGACGAAAGGTCTCAGCGGCCTTCTTATTCCCATCCTGCGCAGCACCGATCGTCTTCGACAACCGAGCATTCGCCGCAGCTAGATCATCCATCGTCAGGCCGACATCTACGCCAATAGCAGCCTGCTCCTGTAGCGCCTTCGCAGAGATCCCCGCTTGCTTTGCCAACTCTCCCAAGCCGCCCGCATAGTCCAAGGCACGCTTCGAAGCCGCGGCGAAGGCCGTAGCTGTCGCCACGCTCATAATGCCCCCAAGCGCCAGCTTCGCGCTGTTCGCGAGCCGCTGGATTTCTCCGATGTCCCGTTTCGCGATACCCCGAGCGCGCTTCGTTCCAGCTTCGAAGTTAGCAGAATCCAGTCCAAGGGTGACGCGCAGCGCGCCGATCAGCCCACCACCACTGGACATTTGCGTTCTCCTTTTATGAAACTAGAACCCCCGTCGTCGGGAGGCCTGCATGAAGAAATGCAATCAGTGCGCCGAGAGCATTCAATCGGCGGCCAAGGTTTGCCGATTCTGCGGTGCGCCGCAGGCGGATCGCACATCAGCGAATGACAGGGCGTTCGTCTTTGCCGGAACGGCGATATTTGCCACCGTTATCGCCGGGGCAATTTGGCTCTTCTCGTCCATGCCATCAGCCACGCCAACGGTGTCGAACCCTCCGTATTCAAAGGAGCGGATCGCCCAGTGTGCAGAAGTTCTGAAGTCTGGCGAGAGGATCGGTCTCATCAAAGAACGACCCACTTCAGTTCGGATCAATGTCGAAGACCGTATCTGGTCAGAGACCTCAGCCGGATCGAAGCGAGGATTTCTCCTTGCTCTCGGTTGCGCGGCGTATGGTCGGCCACTGGGCGACGATCACGTCGTCGCCTACGGATTTCGAAGCGGCAAACGACTAGCCCTTGCGACAGGACACGGCGTAGACCTTTACTAGCCGTGTGCGAGGTGCGCCGTCGCCGCCGCCCAAGCATCCATGCTTTCGGACATTTCTTCGCGGGACTGAACTTTGGGGCGTGGCTTGCCACCTGCGAGGATGCGGGTTTTCTCGATCCGCTCCTCATATCCGTTCATGGCTGCTCGCAACAGGCGGGGTGTCTGAAGCCAAAAATCCTCGGGTCTCCATCCCGCCTCGCACCATGTCTCGTAGAGGCTCAGCCAGTCCCAGCTTTCCCCCCGCGCCTCCGAGGGGACGGGCCCTTCTTACCCTCCGCACTAAAGCCGACCGCTGCGGCAACGGCGGCCATTACAACCAGCCGAATCTTCGCCAGGCCGGCGGTCGACAGCAGATCCTGCGCAGCTTCGATTGGTTGAGCGTGATTGCGTTGAAGACCAGCCCAGAACAGGCAACGGAGGATTAGCAAGTCGTCGCCCGCATCAATGAACGTTGTGACGAGCTCCTCCATCTTCATTCCTGTCGCCTGCTGCGCATAGATGAAGGCGGGTACATCGAGAACGAGGCGATAAGTTTCACCTGCGATCTCGACGCTGACCTCGCCTCGCAGCGGGTTGTCGGGCAGCTTGAGAAGATCGCTCATGGATCAGGGTGCCGGCGGCGTGAAGGTGGTGCGAGTGATCGCCCCCGTCGGCTGCAGCGTTACCACGCCGGTCTTCTTGCCATCGATCTCAAGGCCGTCGGGATTGTACCCGATCACCACCGCTTCGCCCTGGTGACCATGCAGAGTGCCGTCGCCCTTCTTCTCCACATTTGCGAAGCTTCGGATGGAACCGACCGCCGCGAACAGGAGCGCATCTTTCGTCGATCCGGCCTGGCGATGAATCGTTACCGACATTTCCGGCACGATCGGCGGGCGTCCCGAAGCGATGAACTCCGAATCTTCGCTGTCATGGTCCGTAACGTCGATCGCCGAAGTCTGGAGTGCCGGAGGCGGCACGATCAGGGAATTGGCGACCCGCGTCAGATCGCCATCGGCGTCGTCCAGCCAGAACTGTGCGCCGAATGAACTTTCACCAGCCATATCGTTTCACTCCTTCATTTCGCTCGCTTTGCGGCCCGGCGAGCAAGACGCTCGCGGGATTTCTCAATCTCGGTGCCGAGGCCTTCTTTCACGCTCTCAAGGACTTGGCGCTGCGCTCCATCCCAGGCAGGGCGTGCGTGTGGCTGTGCCGCTTGATGCGCGTTGCCGAATTCGGTTTGCACGCCCGCTGGATCGTTCGTGCCGGCATAGACTTCGACGAAGCTCTTGCCCTCTCGCCGCGCGGTGCGGGCCTGCGATTTGTTCAGCTTCGTGCCCGTGTGATAGCTGTCGCGAAGCGTGCCCGGTGCTCGGCCCGGCGTGCTCGCCGGATCCTCGTCCACCGGCGCCGATGCCCGCACGTCTTCGACGAACGGGGCGAGCGCGGCGAGCCCAACCCGGCGCAGCACACCCTGTGCGACAGCCTTGGGCAACTCTCCAAGTGCGAAGTCCAACTCGGAAAGGCCCTCGACCCTCTCAATCATGCCGGTCTCACCCACTGCGCGAAATCGATGGTTCGGCGGAACAGGTCATCTCCGCCATCAAGTGGGTCCATCGACTTCCGGTCCGAATAGACGATCGCCGGCGGCTCAAATCGAATTCCGGAAACGGTCAAATTCGTGGTGCGCCGCAGTTCAGCAAGCAATGCGCGCGCGATCGTCATCACGGGTGCGTTCTCCGCCGCCCAGATATCGATCTGTGTGCGCGGCTGCGTCAGCTCATCGGGTCCGTCGTGCTCCCAATCCTCACCGGGCGAAATGGCGGTGAGCAATACATGCGGCATTGCCGCACGCCGCGGCCGCTCGAACCATGAAACCTTCGCGCCGGACAGCGCGGGCAGCGCAAGGAACCGCGCGCGCAGCGCCTCTTCCATCGGCATCGCTCAGCCCTTTCGCACCGTCGCGGTGAACTCGATCTCGCGGGCCGCGCCGCCGACCGCGGCGATGCCCGTGATGCTCCACGGGCTATCCTCGAACACGATCCGGTCTTCCACGGTCACGCCGCGCAGGGCTACCGTGGTCAACACACGGAACGTAGCCACTTGGCTCGCATTCTCGATCGATGCCTGGCGCCGCTCCGCACTGGTCCCGAACCGCACCGCTGCCCAAGCGTCCTGGATCAGCGCCCAGTCCCCCGGCACCTCGACGCCCAGATCATTCTCAGTTGTCGTGACGCGCTCGAACCGGATCATCCGATCCCGCTTGCCCGCCGGCGTCGTCTTCACAGAACAGGCATCCGATAAGGCCGGATCGCCGCCATGATCCCCGCGGGCACGTCGCCCGAATAGCCATCGGCCAACAGCGTTTCGCGATTGGCATAGAGGTTGGCGGCAAACATCATCACCGCGCCCTTCAGCGCCGCGGGCACCGCATCCGCTGGATAACCCGCGTCGAACGTCACCGTCACCGCGCCCGCACCGATGGGCCAGCGCGTCGAGCTGGGGAACGGAACAACCCCGCCGCCGGCGTCAACCGTCCACCCGCCCTCGTCGATCGCGGCCTCAACGCCCGCGCTGTCGATATAATCGATCGCGGTCACACTCAGCGCCGCCGCCGGGCCGGTACCGATGCGCATACCCGGCCCAAAGCCCGCAAATGTCGCAGTCTGGTCCGGGCGCGGGCCAAGCCACAGGTTCCCGGCCTTCTCGACCAGGTCGATCGACATGTCGCGCAAAGTCTCGATCAACGCGTCCTCGTCGTCCGCGATGACGCGAAGCCAAGCCTTGACCTGCGCCACCGTGACGATGGCCTCGCCATACCCATCCGGCAACGCCGCCGGCGTGATCGTAAAGAGCATGGCGAGACCCCGTGACGAGCCGAGTTACTGGCCGTTGGCCGCGTGCCGCGCGGCTTCGCGCAATGCGGCCAGCATCGTGGCGCGATCGGCACCAGGCTCGACCGCGATCTCGCCAAGCGTGATACGCTCGACCAGTTCGGCGTCGGTCAGGTCGTCGAGGCCATCGGCCGCGGGCTCGCCTGCCTGCCGATGCGCACGGATCGCCGTCCGGATCACGTCGTCGCTCGCATCGTCCGCGACGCCCTCAACCTTCTCCTTGGTGACGATCGCCTTGAGCTTTGCCCCCGACAGCTTGTCGAGACCGTCGCCGTCGTCAGCCGGTGCGGCGTCCTTTGCGAACGGGTCGTTCACCGAATTGCCTTCGTGATCGGTCAGCTTGCCCGACTTCTCGTCGAGATAGGCAGCATGCCCACGCCGCACGAAATGCAGCTCGGACGCATCGTTGCGGTTCTTGACGACCTGGCCGCCCTTGAACTCCTCGACGGGCGGACCATCGACGCGATGGTCCCGCAGGAACTTAATTGCCATCAGAATTCTCCCGATTTGAGCCGCCGCGCTGCGCGGCGGCCCGTGTCGCCCTCCGCTCGGTTCGAGCGGTTAGCTGACCACCTCGTCCACGGTGGCGGCGTCGTTGTCGGTCGCCGCGCCATAGCGGAAGTCGAGGCCGACGATCAGGCCCGACAGCAGCGCCGCGGCGGTCGCCGTCGTCACCGACAGGCGCGCGTATCGGAAGCCGTTGTTCCGATCGAGATCGCCCTGAGTGACGTTGATCGCCACCTGCTTGTTGCTGTCCGTTCCGGCCTGCGTCAGCTGTGTGATCGCAAGGCCGCTCACGTCCTTTGCGCCGGCGCCGCTGTCGTCGGTCGCCTGCTGGATCTTGGCATCGACGGTACCACCCGCCGAGATCGCGCCGACGGCAATGATGGCCAGAGCCGCATAGACGTTGCGCATGTCGACCCAGCCGCTGGTATAGGTGCCGGCGCCTGCCGACTGCGGATTGATGGCGGCGAGGATGCCCGCGCGCGCCGACGGGTTCAGGTTGCCCTGCATAGTCGTCACTCCTTCTCCCCGGCCCGCATCGACGGACCGGGGCCTCACTCAGAGGATGGTGGTTGGGTTCAGGCGCGATCAGCCAGCACGACGAAGTGGCTCTTCGTGTTGCTGCCATTCGCAGGGCTCACCGGCTCCTTCAGCACCGGCTGACCACCGACCCGGAAGATCCAGCGGAACGCGCGGATGTTGTAGTCGAAGTAGAGGTGGATGCTGTCCGCGAACTGGATGCCGCCCTGCTTGCGGAATGCTTCATAGCCGTCCGGATTGACCAGCTGCAGATCGCCCTTGTCGCCAACGGTTTTGGCATGCTCGGTGAACTTGACCGGTCGGCCGAGCAGATAGCCCCCCGGCGCGTCGACGAAGTTGGGCAGCCAGAGCGGCTGACCCGAATCTGTCTTCAGGTCCATCAGCGTCGGGAGGATATCCGCGTTCGCCAGCCAGGTCGCCCGCTGCGGATTGATCACGCGCGCAAACATCTTGGCGACGTTCTGACGCACGATCGTGTCGGCGGTCTGCCCGCTCTCCTTGGCGACCGTAACCAGCGCGCCCGACTGCATCCAGCCAAGCGGCTTTTCGATGCCGTCGCCAGCGACATAGGCCTCGCACGACTTCCAGCGGATCGCGCCGGCTGCTTGACGCGTCAACAGATCCGCCACGCGCGGCGCATCCTCGAGCAGTTCCTCGGTCGCCAACACGAACGCGTAAAGCTCGTTCATCTTGGTTTCGCGCGGCGTGAGCGCGGCCTTGCTCGGCGTCATCTGCTCGGCCTCGACGCGCCAATAGGCCTGAACACCCGAAGTCCCCCACGGCGTCGAAGCATCCCCGAGCCCGATCACACGGTTGCTGCCCGTCGGGCTCGGCGAGATCAGATCCATCACCGGATCGTCTTCGTAGGAATAGACGAGGTTGACGATCTGCTGGCGGAATTCAGCGGGCACGAGATAACTTCCCGCCTCGCCGCCCTGCTCGACATTGACATTGGTCGGGGCCGCCAAGCGGTCATCCAGCCGGAAGGACGAACCCGCCGCCGGATTTGCGAGGCGGACCGCCTGCGCGAATTCTGCGATGTGGGTAAACCCGCCATTGTCGAGCCCGCTCTTCGGTTGAGCAGGAACGGTCGCCGGCGTCGCTGCAGGAGCAGTTTCGATGCCGATCGCCGCTGCCGAGCTCATCAGCTGCTCGCCGCGCTGGATCTGCGCGGTCAGTCGCTTGAGCTTGGCCTCGTCATCCTTGTCCGCCGTCTCTTCCTCGGCGGTCAGGTCGCGGTTTTCGTCGATTGCCGACTGCAGGCGGGCCTGCTGGCGCTGGGCAATCTCACGCGCCTCGTTTCGCAAAATGGCCAGGTTCATGATGAACTCCTTTCAAATGGCCTTGTGTTCGGGCGCGTGCGCCCACGAAAAAGGGCGCCGCAGCGCCCTTTCGTCTCCCGTGCTGGAAGCTCTTGATCAGATGGCCGCGGCCATCTCCGAAACCGCTGCCTTGCGCCGCATCAGGTCGAGGCGCGCGCGGCTCGATCCGAACTTCGCCACGACGTCGCGTAACGTCATTACCCCGTCGATCGCGCCGTTTGCCGCCGCAGCTGTAGCGCTGAAGCACTTGCCGGATCCATGGATGCCCGCGACATCGCTCGCCCTGATCCCGCGACCGCGCGCGATTGCGGCGACGAATGCCTGATTGCTCTCATCGACCGATGCCTGAATTTCAGCGCGATCCTCATCGGATAGCGGGCCATAGGGATGCCCGGCGATTTTGTCGGGCGACGACGCGACCAGCGTTGTCTTCATCCCGATCTTGTCTTCGAAGCCCGACACATCGGTATGTCCCGAACGAACGCCGACAGATCCGATCTCGCCGCTCGTGGTCGCGTAATAGGCGGTTGCCTGCGTGCCGAGCCAGTGGCAGGCCGAGAAGGAATAGGGGTTGGCCACTGCGATCACCGGCTTCGCCTGTCGCGCTTCGAAGATCGCATCGCCCGCCTCTGCGGTACCATAGACCAAACCGCCGGGGCTGCGCAGATCCAGAACGATCGCCCCCACCTTCGCGTCCGCCGCAAATTCGCGCATCCGTGCCGCCAGGACGTCGCTATAGGTGCCTGTCCCGGCATAGGTCCCGCGCGGCGCGATCAGCCCATAGACCGGAACGATCACCGTCGCGCCCTCCCGGATCGGATCGGCAGACCGTGCTTCCTTCGGCCCGCCAATGCCAGCGAGCATCTGTAGCGCATCGGGCAGTATCGATTCGATCGTGCCGCGCTTCAGCACGGCGTCGAGGAACGCCGGGTGCATCGCCCACAGGGCGGTTGAGGCCATCACGTCCATGCTACTCCACCCTATCCTGCGGCGCGGTCTCGCCGCCCATCACCGTGTCGGCGGCCCGATTGCTGTTCAGCGGCGTCCGCGGATCGTTCGCCCAATCCTCGGTGATCTCCGGCTTTCCGAAGAAGTCCTTGCGGATTTCGTTGACCGAGAGCACCGACGCGGTGCGCGCCAGAACCGCGTTCTTCCACTGCGTCGCGCTGTCACCGCGCAGCAGCGCGTCGAAGTTGAGCTTGGCCCGCACGCCGGCTGCGCGCATGTCCGGCGGAAGCAGTCGCGTCGTGATCGCCTGTTCGATGCGGCGCCCTTGCGGCCGCGCCACATACTTCACGAAATCCTGCGCGCCCTGCTCGCTGCTCGTTTTCCCGGCGTCATCCTCGCCGATCATGAACTTGGGGATGCGCCAGTACCGCGCCATCTCCAGCGTCCTCTGCTTGATCAATTCAGCAAGCTGGGCATCGCTGTTGGAGCCCGAGACACCGTCCCATTTCAGACCCTGTTCCAGCACAGCGATCCCGCCACGCTTCCACCGGTTGATCCCGTCTTTGATACGCGCGAGAGATTCCTCGTTCAGCCCCTTGTCTGTGGACAAGAAACCCGCGGGGCGTCGTTCATTGCGAAAGAAGCTGCGCGCGCCGATCTCCAACGCGAGCTGGAAGTCGATCGACCCCTTCGCCATCTTCCACGGCACCAGCGGCTTGCCGCACGCATCGCCGATACCCGCAAACCAGAACAGCTCCTGCGGCAACAGCCTCCGCACGCGTCCGTCGCCGCCCGAATAATGGACCCGCAGCGATCGGTCGCCCCACTCGTCGTTCGTCCGCCGCGGGTCGAGCGCCCAGATCTCTATCCCGTCCAGCGTCGCCACCGGCTCGGCGAAGGCAACGCCGCGTAGCGCCCCGGCGAATACCATCGACGCCCAGAACTCTGCACCGGTGTACAGATGGTTCGGCTCCAGCGCGAGGACATCGGCCAGCGGCACACTGATCTCGTTCAGCCCGCGATCGACCAGCGAGATTGGCAGGCTCCCCACACCCTCGGCAATGATCGAGCAGCAGAAGTTTACCGCCGAGACCCGTGCGGCCGTCTCGGCCGAATTAGCCTCTGCGGGCAACAGCGACAGCACGGACCACAAATCATCGTCACCGAAGAACCGCCCGTCGGTCACATTCGTCGGCTCGGGTCGCGCGGCCAGCGTCGGACGCGAACCGCCGAACCCGCGACGATAGTCGTCGGGCGAGAGCGCGGTTGCCAACGACATCAGACCACCAGCATCCCGCGCGCGGCATAGACGTTCCCGCCCATCGCCTCGGGATTAACCTCAAGCAATTTGGTCGCATTGAACCCGGCAATCAGCGGGTCGATCTTTGCCTTCCCCGCCATCTGCTTCGTGATCAACACGGCATTTCCCTTCTGCTCGGCCTTCGCGTTCCCGACGACCCAGTTCATCATCCGCGATCCCGAATGGACCGCGCCCCGGAATTTCAGTTTGCGTTCCAGCGACCACACCGCCGATGCGAGCCGAAAGCCTTGGCTGACCGCCACCACCTGCGGATGCTCCAGCCCGATGTCGGCCAGCGCATCGACCAGCACGCCCACACCCTGCGGATCGAGCCCGATGCCCGATTTCTCGGGCAGCAGCCCGCTGGCCTTCACCTGCTCGACGATCGCCACGATCTCGGCGATGTCTTGCTCAAGCGCGACAGCCGTGACCTCGTCTTCCGCCTCAGCCTGCTCGGCCCACTCTTCCAGAGGCGGGCCGCCATTGTGCCCGCACAGCACCAGGTCGCCGTCGTCGATGAAATCCTTGAACGTCGCGGCCTCGGACTTGCGCCGCTTCAGCACTTCGGGCCAGGCCCACGCCTTGAACCAATACAGCCATTTGTTCGTGCCGCGTTCGCGCCCCGCGACGCACAGACCGAACAGATCGTCCAGCCCGCCGCCATCGACACCGATCACCACCACCTCGCAGCGCGCGAGCAGCGCTTCGAGCGTCAACGAACGATCGGCGCATGCTTCCCAATGGTTCGCCCCGCGCCAGCGGTCACGCCGCAGTTTCAGCCCGATCTCGACGTTGAGATACTTGGCTAGGATGACTTGCAGCGTTTCCGCTTCGCCATCCTCGTCGACCTCGTCTTCGCCATTCGCGGCCTTGCGCAGCTTCTGGGCGATGAACTCGGCCGATACCGAACGCCCCAGATTGGGGTTCGTGACGTAGAAGTTTTCCGGCTGCATATACGCGCCGGCTTCGATCATCGCCTCCGGCCACTCATAGAGCATGCCGAAGCTGCGCGGATCGTTGATCACACCGTCCCGCACGTCGCGGAAATATTCCAGCTTCTCCTTGAACACGCCCGCTGGCGGCTCGTTGCTATGCGTCGTCTATC